TAAAGTAGTAAAAGAAATTAGACAAAAAGCTTTTGGTACAACTAAACAACCAAAGCAAATAAATGGATTAGCTTCATTAAGATCAGCGATAGGATAGTGATATGTTAGATTTTATATTTGGTAGAACTAAAACAAGCCCTACATCAACTGTAAGGACAACTTCTAAATTACCTGAAGAGATTGCACCTTATGTAAAAGAGGTCTTAAAAGAAGCTCAAGAGCAATATGCTAAAGATATTAAAGATCCCTATTTACCATATAAAGGAGAGACTATTGCTCCTCGTGATGAATTGGAACTACAAGCTATTGAAAAACAAAAAGGTTTAGTCGGTACACAAGATCCTTTTCGTAAAGAAGCTGAAGAAATAATAAGAGGATTACCTACTGAATTTACAGCAGAGACTGCTCAAAAATTTATGAGTCCATTTCAACAAGCAGTAGTTGATCTTGAAAAACAAAAAGCTCAAGAAGACTTTGAACAAAGAATATTACCACAATTTGAAACAGAAGCTATAGGTGCTGGAGGATTATCTGGTCTTGGTAGTCGTGCTGGTGTTACGGCTGCATTATTAGGTGAAGCACAGGCTAAACGTCTTGGAGAAATACAAACTAGAGGATCACAAAGAGCTTATGAAGATGCACTAAGACAATTTACTTTAGCAGGTGAGCTTGGTAGACAAAGAGCTGCTGATTTACAAAAGTTTGGTTTAGATGAATTTAATTTAGGTCTTACTGAATCTGGTCTTTTACAAAGATTAGGTCAAGATGAAAGAGCAGAAAGTCAAAGATTATTAGATAAAGAATTTTCTGATTATATAGAAGAAAAAGAATTTCCTAAACAAGCTCTTGCTCAATACTCTAGTTTTGTTTATGGTAATCCATTTTTAAGAGAACCTGATACAACAAAAACTACTACTGGTAGAGGTCGTGCTCCGATAGGATCTCAATTACTTTCTGCTGGTCTTTCTGGTTTAAATCTTTATGGTCGAGGAACTAAAGGATTTACTGAAGATTTTGGATTTAAAAATTTATTTAGTAAAAAAGGTGGTCAAGTTAATAAAGGATTAAGAAGTTTACCTGTTGTTAATAGACAAGGAGGTGGAGGAATATCTATGGGTATTGATCCATATCTAACTCCCGGTAGTTTGTCTACTCAAGCAAGAGAATTAGAAAGTGCAGGTGAGACTAATCTTGAATCAGGTGTTCCTTTACCAAAAACTATATTAGGTATTACTGCTCTTAATCAAGCTAAACAAGATAAAATAAGAGCTACTAATGCTGCAATAAATGCTTCAGCAAGGGCAGCAAGAAGTGAAATGGCAGAACAAAATGCAAAACAAGATATAGCTATGAGAGATAGTTTTGAAAAACAACTTATAGAAAAATTAAGAGTATCAGAAGATAAACCATTTGAGGAGACTTTTGGAGGTAAGTTCATACAAAACTTATCACTATCACTTGTAAATCCAGAGACTCAAGAAAGAGGTCTTTCAGTTAATGCTGTTAATGCTCTTGCAGATGCTGAAAAAGAAGTTAGAGAAGAGACAAAAGAAAAAGAAAAAAGAGATATAGCTAAACTTAAAGCTGGTGTTGATGTATCTCAAAAAATAGTAGCTAGGCCCGGTCAACAAAAAAAAGCCGCACTTGAGATTAAACAACTTGAAAGAGAGATAGGTAAGATAGGTAAGATTGATACTAAAAAAATAATGGATATAATGGCTGATCCAAAAAAGTATGGACAAATTAAAAAGAGTTATTTAAATATAGCAAAGACTATTCCAATAAATGATCTTGAAGAAGCTTTTAAAAATGAATTAAATAAATCAGGTATAAATTTAAAAGATGTTACTCAAAGCCCAGATAGTAAAACTGCTGATTTTTTAGTATCTAGAGCTTTAGAATATACTGCTAGAGGTAACACTTTTGATCAATCAATGAAGGCAGCTATTAGAGATGCAATTAAAGAAAAAATCTCACTTGAAGAAAGTTTTTTTTAGTTAAGAGTGTATAAGTAATAATATGGCTGAACAAGATACTTTAAATTTATCCTCTTTAGATTCTTTAGGATTACCTGTTTTAGATAGTGGTTCTTCTGTAGATTCTTTAGGATTACCTACTCTAGACAGTAGTTCTTCTGTAGATTCTTTAGGATTACCTGTTTTAGGTGATAGCTTGTCTGTAGATAAACCTATAACTACAGCTACTACTTCTCTTAAACGTAGATCAGTTAGTGATCCAGACTCTTTTGGTAATGTTTTATCTAGATCATTTAATGAAAGTTATAATTCTTTTTTAGATTTTACTGGTGTTCTTGGTAGACAAATAAACAGTGAAAGTTTAGTTGAATGGTCTGAAGAACAGCAAGAAGAAACTAGGAGAGATATTGCAGCTTTAGGGACTCCTACTAGGACTGCATCTATAACTGGTGGTATAGATGAAATTGATGAAGCTTACGAGAAAGAAGGTTTAGGAGCAGCATTTAGTAGAGGTGGTTTACTTCTAAAAGATATGGTTGCAACTGCATTAGGTTCTGCTGGTATACCTATTGCAACGACTGCTCTTGCTATACCTGTTGCTGCGGCTGGTGCTCCTGCGGTTGTAACAGGTTCTGTAGCTTTATTAGGCCCATTTATAGCAGGTGCTATGATAGGTGGTTCTGTAGAAGAAGAGGCAAAAGCAAGAGGGGCTACTCAAGAAGAAGCTGATAAAGCAGCTTTAATATCTGCACCTATTGGAGCAGTTCTTGAAAGATTTGGTGCAGGTAAAATTGTTAGAGATTTAGTTGGAAAATTTGGTAAAGATGCTATTATAGCAGAGGCAGGAAAAGAACTTGGTGAAGAGGTTGCAGAAAAAGCAGTAAATAGAGCATTACAATTTACTAAAGGTGTAGTTAAAACTGGTAAAAAGGTAGGTAAAGTTGGTAAAGATGTAGCTAAAGCTGGTGGTAAAGGTATTGTTAGAGAAGCTCCTATTGAATTAGGTCAAGAAGTTTTAACACAAGCAGCCGCACAAAAAGCTGCTGGACAAGATATTGATCTAGATGTTAATCGTATGATAGATGCTGCTGCTCTTGGTGGTATAGCTGGTTTTACTATTTCAGGTTCTGTTAAAGGCCTATCAAAAATATCTGAGAGAAATGCTATAGTAGAAGCACAAGAAGTAGAAAAAGAATTAGAAACACTGAAAAAAAATAATGAAAATTTTGAAGAAGAGTTATCTACACCAGTAACAAGAGGTGTTCTTAGGGCTGATGAAAAAATAAAAGGTCCAGAAGATCTAAGTGCTATTGGTAAAGTAGGAGAGTTTTTAGGTAGAAGTGTTAGAAGATCTACAACTCAACTAAGAAATTTAGCAAGAAAGAATACTAGAGGTGCAGAGGTTGTCGGTGCTCTAAGTAATTATTTTAATGATGTTCACACAAGAATTGGTCAACTACATCAAGCAAAAGAAAAAGTTATTGATACTTCAAGTGAAACTGAAGGTAGTGCAAGAAAACGTATTAAAGCTCCATTTACAAAGTCTATATCAAAAGAGTTAAATAATGAAGTTTTTGATAATCTTCAATATGGGACTAGATCTACAAATGAAACTGCTAATAGAATGGCAGATGGATTTAGAGAAAATGTTTTAAATCCTGTATTTAATATGTTGAAAGATTCTGGAGTTAATATAGAATATAGAAATGATTATTTACCAAGACTATATAAATTATCATCTTCTAAAAATCGTAAAAAATTTGAAAAAGTATTAATTGAATCTGGAGTATCAAAAAAACAATCAGAGGGTATTATAGAAAATATTCATGATAATGGTGGTGTTTTTATACCACAAGCAGGAGCTATAGATTTATTTAGTGCATTACCAGAAAAGGCTGGTGATCCTATTTCAGAAACTAAAATTTCAGAAGAACAGGCTAGAGGAATACCAACAGCTATTTTTAAAAAATTAGATGAAGCAGGTCTTGTTGATAGAGATGTAAATAAAATTCTTAATAGGTATATAACAAGAGCATCTAATAGAGCAAAACAAAAAGAGTTACAACGTGATTATCTTCCTGTATTAAAAGAATTACAAGATGAAGGGGTTTTGTCTCAACAAGAAAAAACAGTTATTAAAAAAATAAGTGATGCTATTTTAGGTAGACAAAACGTTACCTATAGACAATACTTTGCTCCCTTTTACAAACCATTCCTTACACTGCAATATATAGCAACACTTCCATTTGCTGCTATTACTGCCCTTGCTGAACCAGCAGTTGTATTATATAAAGCATCTCCAAAAAATGCAATATTTGGTTTAGCTAATGCTTCTTATGTAGGATTTAGAAAAACATTAAGAACTATATTTCCTAGACTGCCTAAAACAAAATTAGAAGAGTCCTTAAACTCATTATATCAAACTGCTGATCTTGCTCTTGTAGATGCTCTAAGAGATATAGATAGTATTAGTGTTAGTGAGAAAGTTACAAATGCATTTTTTAGAGCAAACTTCCTAGCACAAGTAACTCAGTTTAGTAGATATATAGCATATGATGCATCTAAAAGACAGATACGAGATGACTTAAAAACTATTGAAAATGCTCAAGGTAAAAAAACTAGAGCTACAACTCAAGCTCGTAGACGTTTATTAGAACAAGGTTTAGTAGAACCTGAATCTGAAGTTTTACAAGATTGGGGTTCTGGTAAATTAGAACAAGATCCTAAAATAATACAACAAGCTTTAGCTAAAACTGTCGATGAAATAATTCAAAGTCCTAATGTTGTTAATAGACCTTTATGGATGTCTAATCCTTATCTAGCTCCTGTTGCACAATTAAAAGGGTTTATGCTTGTCTTTGGTAATACTGTTGGTGGAGCACTTTTACGAGATGTAGCTAAACCATTAGCTAGAGGTAGGATTCCAATAGGAGAAGGGATGAAATATCTTCTTATGTTTTCTATGATTATGTCTGTTATGTTTGGAACACAGGCATTAAAAGATAGCATAAGATATGGTGATGACGAAAGTCCTTTTGATAAAAAAGATGGTTTTGAAAAATTTAAAGATTTACTTGTTGCCACAAATATATTTGGTTGGGGTGGTTTAGTTAATCAAGCTCTTGAGGCTAAAGAATTTGGTTCGTCACCTTTAGTTAGTCTTGCTGGTCCAGCAGCATCCTCAATAGATGAATTAGTAAATGCTATAGGTAATTTAAATGCATTTGATGCTTTATTTAAAGAAGAAGATCTTAGACCTAGAGCATTAGCTACTTGGATTGCAAAAAATTTCACTCCATTTTTAGGAAATATTCCTGAATTTAGAGAAAGAGTTCGTGATATTATTAAACCAGATTAATGGAGTTTTCTATGCCAGAGAGTGCAATGATATGGAATCTTATACTTAGCGGCTTTGCTGGTATGGTAATATGGTGGATACGTGGTGTTAATACAAAACTAGATGAGGCACGTATATTAGTTAGTAAGACTAGAGAAGAGATAGCAAAAGAGTATGCACGTAAAGATGATGTTGAACGAGACATAGAAAAACTTATGGATCGTTTTGATAAAATTGAAAATAAACTAGATAGTATGATGGAAAGGATTTGTAGATAATGTCAACACATTGGGTTTACTTTACAGAAAAAGAAATGAGATGTAAAGGTACAGATGAATGTGAGATGGATGAAAAATTTATGGAGAAACTAGAGTGTCTTCGTGAGTGTTATGATAGACCAATGGTTATTACATCAGGTTACAGAAGTCAAGCACATAATAGTGCTATAGGTGGATCTCCTAATTCAGCACATGTACAAGGTCGTGCAGTAGATGTAGCAGTAGTAGGATCAGATGCATACGATCTTATTAAACTAGCAATAGAGCATGGCTTTACAGGTATAGGTGTAGCTCAAAGAGGGGCATATAATAAAAGATTTATTCATATAGATGATTTAGATGATTCAGATCGTACACCTAGACCTACAGTATGGAGCTATAAGTAATGACTGAACCTGTATATTCTACACCTATGTCTGGTAGTGTAGCTCCAATAGAGACATATGTTAGATATACTATTAATAAAGGTGGTGGTGATATAACACATGTCACTCGTGAGTATGAAATGAATGGACCAGTTACTAAAATATCTGAGTCTTCATTTACAATATATGATAGATATGGACAATTAGTAGAAATAAATAAGGACAATAGTACGGTAGAAATTTTAGCATAGAGGGGGCAAAGGTGGTAGATCCAGTAACTATAATTAGTGGTATAGCTCTCGCCAACAAAGCATTTAAAGAAGTTAAACAGCTTTTAGAAAATGGTAAATCTGTTAATGATTGTGCAAAACAATTAACTGATTGGGCTACAGGATGCTCACAAGTACATGAAGAAAATAATAAACAAAAACTTATGGGTAGTAGTACATCAGCATCTGCTATGGAAAGACTTTTAAGTGTACAGAAAATTCAAAAACAGAGAGAAGAACTGAGAGAGTTTCTACAATTATATGGAACTCCGGGTAGTTGGAATTTATTTCTTCAGTATGAAAGAGAAGCAAGATTAGAATTAAAAAAAGCAAAAGAAAATATGGCGAGAAAACGTGCTAATAGGTTGAATAAAATGAAAAATATATTTGTGTTAGTTTTATCTTTTATTTTCTTTGCTTTATTAGCAGCAATAGGAGCACTTATTTATCTTAATATATAAGGAGTAAGAATGGTGGGTGAAATGATGTATGAAGAAGATAAAAAAGATATGATACCTGATAAATCTGTATATCAAACAAATAGAAGACGTATGGCTTGGTTAGTTATGGGAATGTTGTTTGCCATGACTGTATGTATTGTAGCTGATCCAGATCGTTACAGTAATAATAATGTTATGGAGATGGCTTATCTAGCTTTGTCAGGTTTGATTGCAGCTTACTTTGGTGCTGCTGCTTATCAGGCAGGTAAATTAGGACGAAATCCACGTTAAGGGGGTATAGCTGCCCATACAGAGCAATCTATGTGTTTGTGGTAGGTTAGTATACTAGAGGGGTTAGATGGCTACTCAGAGGTCAATACAGCCCCTTTTTTTTCAGAATAGTGTAGTGCAATCTTCTTATATGTAGTAATTATAATTATATTACCATTTAAATCATATACTTTCCATTTCTTCAGCATGTTCTTCATCTTGCCCCTCAAATATATTATTAGCAAAGTCACACTTCTCTAATAAATTAATAACTTTTTCCTCTCCTAATGTATTAAGACAACCTACTATGGCTGTTTCTAATGTATCTTTATCTAAACCAGTATTAATATCACTGTTAGCACCACGTATTCTAGATAATAATTCTAGAGCTTTGAGCGCACTATTAGAGTGACCATTATTTTTAGCAAACTCATACTGCTTTTCTAATTCACCTATAACATCTACGTCTGTTTCAAGTTGCTGCTCTAGTTCATGGACTCTATCAACAACCTCTTGGTTCTGCATAAGACGGTAGCCTTGATTAGCTGCTGAGTCAGGAGCATAACCAGCATTCTTTGCAGCCTCTGTAGCATTACGATGTAATATATAAGACTGTGCAAACTTTTCTTGTTTTTCGTTAAGAGCCACCAGCTTCTCCTACTGTCTCACGTTCAATATCATCATGATCAAACTCAGCCCAATATAATTCAAGAGCCTCTCCATCTGATACAGCTTCAAACTGATGATACTCTCTCGGCCCTACTGTAGTCCATTCTCCTTCTTTAAGAAATGTTTCATCTACAAGATCATAATTATTTTTCCATACTCTAATAATTAGTTCACCTTTAGTAACATAGAATCCATTCCACTTATACTTGTGTTTATGTTTACTACATTTACTACCTTTATTAAATTTTATATGGTGAAATTCAAATACACCGTTCTTAAATACAGAGTGTGTCTCACCCCAAACTTTTCCTGCTTTCATTGTTTCATATTGTTTCTAGCTACACCCTTCCACTTTTCTGCTGTTCTCATACCACCAAGTCCTAGTAATGCAAGAACTAAACTTGTAAGCTCACCTGTTTCTAGTACAGGTAATGTAACCATTGGATACCAAGTTAAAATAACCCATGATGCTATAGGTGCAAGTATGAACTGCCAACCAAGAGCAAATGCACAGATCCACATAATAGCAGGTCTAGCCCCTGAAACAAATATAGAAGGATGTTTAGCTTGTTCTATATTAGCTTGTGCTTGAGCAAGATCAAGACTAATCATTTGTTGTTTTAGTTCAGCATTTAATTTAGTCTTGAGATCTTTATCTTCTACAAACTTATCAAGAACTTTACCAGCTACACCTATAACACTGTCTGCTATTCCTAACATTATGTTACTCCTTATACTTCATAGTCTAAAAGTATTTCTTCATTCTTTAATATTTTTCTAGATGTTAGTATATTATAAATTAGATAGTCATCCCACTCTTGTGATATAACTAGATAACAGTTTGGATTATCTGAATGATTTATAAAACCACCTAGAGGTGTTCTTATATAACCTATAATCATAGGATATTTAATATGAGTAGAACCTAAATCTGTTTTAGATTTAATATTTTCTTTAGCAAAGATACCATGACCATGTATAGGACTTTCTCTAATTTCTACATTACTGGGTAATGGATCATAATAAAATCTATTATATTTTAATACAGTCAATTAATCCCACCTTTGTAATTCTGATTTATAATCTTTTTTAGGAGCTGTCTTTAATGGTATTATTGTTGGTCTTGGTATTATTTTATAAGCATTTAAACGCTTCTTATCATTATTTTTATCATCAGCATAAACATATATAGTTAGATACGGATAGTCTACTGATATTCTAGCAATAAATTGTAGCCATTCTTCTACAGGATAAAGAGATACGTGTACATTCTCACCATTAGGAAAATGTTTTATTGCAGGTAGACAACATATATTAAGAAATACTACGTTAGTAGAGTAGTTTAATATCTCTTTAATAACCCAAGCTAGATCTTGATATGGTACATGTTCTAAAACATCTGTATTTACTACAATATCATAAACTCCAGTTGGTAATTTATTATGTTCTTCTTCACCGGGATCATAAAGAGTAACATCTTTTATACCCCAAAACTCATGTATTGGTTTATCTAAGAAATCAGAGTCAGGAACAGTATGAAACTTATCTGTATAAGGATGTCCTTTACCACAGCCATAATCTAATAAAGTTTCACAACCATGCTTTTTAATTATTTGTTTAAGTGGTCCAGCAAATCTTATTAAACTTCTACCATTAAACATACCTTCACTATGTGCATGTAACTTTTCATATTCTTTTAGTAAATCTTTATATCTTTGAGATGGATTGTCTCTGTTATATTGTTCTATATATTCAATCATAATATCCTGCAAACGGTGGACGTTTCTCCTTACTCTTTTTAATATCCCATAAAGCAGAGATCATTGTATTTTTACCATGAAGTTCTAATACACCTTCAAGGCCGGGATCTTCAAATACTTTCTCACAGTCTTGAGCCATAGCTAAAAGCTCACCTGTAGTCCAGTATGTAGTATCTCCTACATTAACTTGTATGTATTTAGGTTTAGGTGTTTCACCACCCTCTATATCACCTGTAGTTTCTGTCTTCTCTTCTGCTGTTGGTTCTTCACGGCAACAGTCATAACCAAAGAGATGTATTTCTCTGAAGCCCATTGTGTGCATCAAACCTATACCACGCATAGCTGCACAAGTACCACCTGTAATTAATGTAGCTCCTTGTGGTATACCTAACTCTTCGTTAAGCTGTACAGTTTGATTAACTATCTGTGTGCCTCGTTCTTGTTCTTTTCTCATGAAGTCTGTAAAAGCATGCCAACCCCATATTTTACCATCACTATCTTTAATATGTTTAGTAACAGATGGGTCTGTCATAGATGCAACAAAGAATAAAGTATCTTTATCTATATCTTTAAACAAATCTTTACGCACAATATTATGTGTACTTTTACCTTCTATTGAACGAGGATCAAGAACAATACATCCCCAAGGTTTTATACCATGTTTTAATAAATTAGGATAAGCATGTTTAACAGTTAGTATTTTAGGTCTAATACCTTTCTCTAATTTTTTATGTATAAATTCTTTTAGTTCTGCATAATTTAAATATGGGCCAGCAGATACAACAATACCTATTTCTCTGTGAGATGGATGTTTAGAAATCCATTTATCATTACCTATAAGTTTTATATTTGTTTGTATATTACTTACAATATAATCTTTAGGCACACAGTCTCTAGGATGTACTACTATAGGTACACGTTTAACATCTTCTGGTATATCTTTTAAATCAGGATCATGAAGGAAGACAACTAAGTGTGTTGTTCCACCTCCAAGAACTCTATCACTAGATGGTAATACATACTTTCTTGTTGTAGAATTATCATCAAATGTATGCCAACCATCCACATCTGGAACTTCATCTGCTTTTACTTTTTTTGTAGACACAGATTTAAAGACATCATTTACACCCTGATAAATAACAGGGGGCATTTCTTCTGCTTCATCTTTTGTGAAGTAATGATCAGCAACAACGATAGGAATATTTTTTAAACACAGATATTCATGAGCTACAGTATCGTAGCTATTACCACTACCAATGAGAGCAAAATCAATACTGTTATTTTCTTTACCATCAAGTACATCTTTTACATCACCTTTAACTAATTTAAAAGTAAACTCTTTTCCTCTTTCTTTTTTAACAAACTCTTTAAACTCTTCTAGTCTCGCTGTTACAGCAGCTAAAGTATTGTGAGCTTTAGAATTAAATTCTTCTTGATCTATCTCTGGTGTGGCATCTTCAAATAAATCATAACCAATGTAGTGTGCTTTATCTGACTTTTCAAATATAGCAAGAGCCATTTCTATAGCCCTACCACCATTCCATGTACCTGTTTCTAAGATAGTTTGTGGTTTATAGTGTCTGATAATATCTGCAAGTTGTTTATATCTTCCCGGTAATATATCTGGTGATGTTTCTTTATCAGATAGAGGAACTATTCTATTACCTTTAGCATCTCTTAGTTTTCTAGATGCTGGATCACGTAGATCTACAAATAAATTATTTAGTACCCCAATGCTATTTTCTGTAAATAGTTTATAGTTTAATCCTCGTGCTTGATACAAAGGTAAGATAGAGCCTAGTATAAAATTAAATCCCCACTCTCTATAATTTGTAAACCTATCTGTAATATATGCTCCTTTTATATCAGCAAGAAGTTCTACTACAGGTTGGCTTTGTAAATTGAAAGCAGCAAAATGATTTCTATGTTCAACTAAGGCTAAAGATAGTGCATTATCATCATCACTAAAAATAGTCTTTAAACTATTGAGTCTCACATCTCTTACTGTGCAGCAGTTAGCATCTAACCAAAACAGCCAAGAGTTATTATCATTAAATGCTTGTTCACTTATAGAAAATAATTTAGGTGCTTCTGATAATACATCAATAATAGAATTATATTCTACACTACCACCCTCTGTACCATCATGAGTTTTATTACGCTCCATAAACTCAGAGAAGCCATCTATATTATTTAAATTATGATAATGAATATTATCTTTATTAGGTAAAGAATAATTAGATATATCTAAATTATAATAATAACAATGAAACTCTATGTTAGGTTGCCAGCTTGAGGCAAATTGTTCTATTAGTTTTGATCCATTAATTTTTAAAAGTGTTTCATCAAAACACGTAACTATTTTATATTTCATAAGCTTTTATTTGTCCTGTTCCTGCAAGATAAGTATAATCAGCGTTCCATTCTGCTGCATACTGACCATCAATTTTTCTACCAGATCTCCAACTTTTAAACCAAGGACCACCTGTAGTAAAGTGTACATTCTTAGCTTCAACTTCAGTAGGTGAGTGATTGTCTAACCAATTCCACTCTTCATGTATAGAACCAATGTCAGCTTCTTTATCTGGCAACCAACCAAAAGCATGAAGCCATTGTCCTGTTTGAGTATTAACAACCTCTGGTGTTATTTTTTTATTGTAAGGATGGCTACAGTTCCAAAGAATAAAACTAGACCAGTTTTTTCTACGATAGTTTTGCTGTACTCTACCATCCATTTTAATACCATCACCCGGTTCATACTTATGTTTTACACAGTATAAAGGATAAAAACTATTATTATATTCTTCAAATAATGCATTAATATCTGTACGTGGATACATATCACAATCCATATACAATGCCCAACCTTCATACATATTCATAGCTGGTACAAGAAAACGTGTAAAACTAAACTCACTAGAGAAAGGTTTACCATCAATATCGTCTATGTGTTGCCCTTCAACAGTAGTGTGTGTTCTTGTATACATACCGTTAAGTTCTAAAATATCTTTTTTTATAGGCACGATACGAACATTCTCTACAGAGATACGTTCTATTGTAAATCTTAAAACATCATAGGCTACTTGTTCTTTAGGATCATAACCTATATAAATTGTATTAGGTGCTTTTCTCATGTCTTCTCCAGAAAAGAGAGAGGTAGTTTTACCTACCCCTCTATAGTTCTATTGTATTTCTATTTGTTTAGGTTTCTCTTCTTCAGGAACTACAATATTAATGTGTAGTGTTAATAGTCCATCCTCAAAAGATACATCACTTATGACAGCATTTTGTAGTAGTGAGAACTTTTTTGTAAATGGTCTTTTAGCAATACCATTATGTATATATTTTTTATCTACAGTAGTTCCTACATCATTTATCTTTTTATTATTAGAGATAGTAACGGTATTTTTTTCTTGTATTACAGCAATGTCTTCTTTAGAAAAACCAGCAAGTGCTAATGTAATCTCATAGGAAGTATCAGAGTGTTTAATAATATCATAAGGTGGGTACTGATTTGTCTGCTCTTTCAAACTGTATAGTAGACTATCAAATCCTATTGAGTTTTCTAAAAAATTTTTTACCATTGAATCTGTATATTGAAACATAATTAACTCCTATATTAAGCTTAGTTAATGTGACCTATTATTAGCATCACCATTATATTATACAGTATGAATCCCTATATGTCAAGAACTTTTTTTACTTAACATTAATTTAAAATCTAACTCTGATACTATTGCACTTGCTGTATTAGTAAATAACCCCGGTATTATTGCATGTATAATAAAAAATACTGTAGCAAAAAATAAATAGGGTAGACAACTAAGAACAAATCTAAAGTGCTGCCAGTATGTCATGTTGACATCTTGTAAGTGTTTTTTAGTTCGCCCAAACATCAGACCAGTCTCCTTGCAATGCACCTTTAGCATAGTCCGTAGCTCTGTTCTCAAAGAAGTTTGTATGAGTAGGAGCATTGATCATAGTCTCTACCCAAGGTAGTGGATTAGTTTTAACTTTGTAAATACCTTTCATACCCATAGATATTAACCTACGATCTGCTATATAACGAATATACGTTTTAACTTCTTCAGGTGTAAGTCCATCCACTGCCCCCATTTTAAACGCAAGATCAACAAATTTATCCTCAAGATCAACCATCTTACTTGCCGTTTTATAGATTTCTGATTTTGTTTTATCATTCCAAACCCCTCTATTTTCCTCTATATAAGTTCTAAATAATTTAATCATACCTTCTGCGTGTTGTGTTTCATCTACAATAGACCATGTAACTATCTGTCCCATGCCTTTCATCTTACCATGTCTAGGGAAGTTTAACAACATAATAAAAGAAGAGAACAATGCTAGTCCCTCTGTGAAAGCAGAGATAGCTGCAATCTGTAAAGGTATTGGTACGTTTTGTTTTGATACATGATCTTTAAAAAACTCATGCTTATCTCTCATAGCTTCATATTCATTGAACTCATTGTATGTGCTATCTGGCATACCAAGAGATTCAATAAGATGTGAGTAAGCTGCTACATGTAATGCTTCTCTTGAACAGAAAGAAGATAGCATCATACGTACTTCTGGTTGTGGAAAATGTGGTAAATAATTTTCTACATAGCCACCAGACACATCTATATCTGACTGTGTAAAGAATCTAAATATATTAGTAAGAAAGTATTTTTCTTCTGTGCTTAGTTTGTTTTTCCAATCTTTAACATCTTCAAGCATTGGTACTTCTGTATGTAACCAATGTGATTGCTCATGCTTGAGCCATGCATCATAAGCCCAAGGATAATGAAACGGTTTAAAGTAATCTCTTTGATCTTGTAATTTTAATTTATTCATGTTCGCCCCCATTTCCTCTTCCTAAACCACCAACACTTCTAGGAAATAGTTTTCCAAAAAAGCTTGGGTTTGTTTTAGCCACCTCAAAAGTAGCTGCTGTTACAAATAAACCAAGTAATAAAAATACATGAGCTACAGCAGAAATACCAAACACAATAAATGAACCCATGTATATACTAAATATAATACACCACATCCATGCTAACACTTGCATAACCATATGCCGCACAGTTAAACTTGGTATGTTACTTAGTGGATTATATCTATGGTCCATAATAGACATCCACCAACCACCTACAATTTTAATCACGTTGAAATACCTCTCTTATCTAAATCTTTAGGTAAACAAAGAAACTTACTTACTTGTGCTCCATCTATTTCTTTGTAAGAATTTTTAGCAAAATCAAGTAACTCACCTATATTATCAGTTACATATTTATAACACTGTTCTTGTTTTTCAAATACTAATTCTTTACCATCTTTATGACTAACAACAAGAACATTACCTGTGTCATAATCTTGTAAATTAGGAAAGAACATTACAATTATTATTATCAATTTACTCATTTTTACTTTTCCTTTCTAACATATAATAACATTCATAGCAAAGTTTTAATCCTTTCCTATCCCATGTAAACTCATACTGATCTCCTGTTACCCAACCTAGTTTACATATGTAACATACATTTTTAAATTCTAAACTATCTACCATGATTAGGGTGAAAATTATAATTTATATTTGCTAGTTCTCTAGCTTTTATCGCCTCTTCTAAAGTATCATAACGTCCTATATGTTTAGAATATTTACCATTATAAATATGTGCTCTATATTGTTTTCTTTCATTATCATAATAGATTCCGTTGTGTCCAACTTTATTATTTTTTTGAAGTGTTTTGTTTCTATTATTTTCAGTATGAGTAACATCTCTAAGATTAATAATTCTATTATCAGTTGGATCATGATTGATATGATCTATTTGATGTTTAGGCCAACAACCATAATAATATAGCCAAATTATACGATGTGCTAAGTATCTTTTTCCAAAAATTGAACCTTCTCTACATGCAATTCTTCCATGTTTTGAGCTATAGTCTTTAGTTTTATAAGTAAATGCTTCTTTACCAGCCCATTGATTGTTCCATTTACGTGCGTAAACTTCCTTTTTAAAATATTTTAGAGGTCTTTCTTTCCAAAAAAGATCTCCAGTATCAGGATTATAATCTAATAACTCTCTAACTATTTCAGCAGTAAGTTCCATAGTAATCTCCTTATCCTTCACAGGCAAGACACTCATCTCCAGATGCTAGTGCTTCCATGTCTAACTCATTAATAATCTGTCGCTCAATCTTACGGCTAACTTTGTCAGCCTTACCAATCTTTTCTGAACGACAATAGTACATAGTCTTTAGTCCTTTCTTCCATGCCATGTAGTGTATAGCATGTAGGTATTTAATCTCAGCATCAGGTCTAAAGAATACATTAAGAGATTGTGATTGGTCAATGTATTGTTGTCTATCTGCTGCATGTTCTATAACCCATCGTTGATCTATCTCCATAGCAGTCTTAAATACTTCTTTCTCTTCAGAGGTAAAAGATCTTAGATGTTGTACAGAACCATCGTTAGCTATGATACTAGACCAGATACGTTCATAGTTTAGCTTACTATCTTCTTCACATTTAGTCTTAATAATTTTATCTAAGAATTTGTTTTTATTTAAGAAAGATCCACTAAGAGTATCTTGTCTATAGGCATTAGCTCTCCAAGGTTCTATTGATGGAGAAGTATTACCCATGATAATAGAGCTAGATGCATTAGGTGCAATAGCCATTACATGACTACATCTTAGTCCTGTTCCTACAGCATCAGGAGCTTCACCTCGTAATAAAGCTAAACTTCTATTAGCATAGTCTAAACCTTCTCTAATATGTTTAAACATTCTAATGTTATGAGATTTAGCTAACGCACAATCAAAGGGTATGTTTTTACTTTGTAAGTATGCATGAAATCCAAGTGCTCCAACTCCAACTGATCTCTCTCGCTTCGCACTATAACGAGCACGATGAATAGTATCAGGAGCGTTGTCAATAAAACTTTGTAAAACATTATCTAACATTTCTAATGTATCTGATAGAAAATCTTTGTCTTTAGACCACTCATCAAAGTACTCTAAGTTTACAGAAGATAAACAACATACAGCAGTTCTTTCTTCTGATGTAGGTAGAATAATTTCAGAACATAAATTAGATTGGTTTATTTTAAAACCTTTTTGTTTTAACCATGATGGCATTTCATTGTTAGACTTATCAATAAAATGTATGTAAGGTTCTCCTGTTTGCATACGCATTTCTAATATACGTTGCCAAAGTTCTTTAGCAGAAACAATATCTCTTACTTCGTTACTATGTGGATCAACTAGATCCCAACTATCATCAGCAAGTGGATTAACCATACAGTGTTCAAGAACACTCATAAACTTATCTGATATGTTAATACCATGATGCATATTAAGACAACGAAAGTTTTGATCTCCTGTTGGTTTACGCATCTCAAGAAACATAAGTATGTCTGGATGTGATATGTCTAGATATGCGGCATAGCTACCTCTACGAGTTCTCCCTTGTCTGTATGCCAAGCTTGATGCATCATACATTTTGAGGTGAGGCATAACCCCTGTAGACTTATCATCAGATGAACGAATACCAAAGCCAACACCAACACCACCACCCAACATTGAAAGCCAGTTTGTTTCACTTAAATTCTCCACTAATCCTTCAGAACTATCGTCAATATAATTAAGATAACAAGAAATAGGAAGCCCACGTTTAGATCGTCCATACGATAAAATTGGTGTTGAATACGAGAGCCAATGTTTTGAAGCGTACTCATATAATCTTTGAGCATGTTCTTTATTAGAACCAAAACAGCTAGATACATGTGCAAACCTTTCTTGTGGTGAAATTTCATGATCCATCATGTAAGCTTCTTTAAGACGAGTGATCCCTAACTCATCAAAAAGATTATCTCTCTCAGGAGAGATTGTAATATCATCTTTAATCATTTGCCCCTACTCTTTGTGTGTTCCATTTGACAGTTAAGTTATTATCAAATACTTTTAAAAATCTATGCTTTTGTGATCTTTTTCTCCACTCTCCTTCCAAATTCTTAACTGAACCACGAGAATGTTTTACATATGTGCCATCATCTTTTTTAATCCAGAAATCTGACTTTTGGTCTGTTAGTCCATAATAACCAAACCCCAAAGCTTTGTAAACAACCCCATCGTGATAATCATTATCTGCGTAACTAAGCACAGCTTTTACTTTATTATTTTTTCTAAGTGATTTAATTGCTCTGGACACAAACCAAGAGGCTAAATTGTGTTCTTTTGCTTGATGATCTGGATGTAAGACCAACCTTGACAACTCGTACAAGCCGTTTTGTTTAGTCCTATCTAAACCAAACATTCCTTTGGCTAGTTCTGGAACTGGTAGTCCAGTAAATATACATACACCAACGATTTCTTTTTTATATAATAAACCATAGTTTGAACCAGACTTAAATCCACGAGATATGTTAGTTAGGTAGTGATATTTATGTAATAAATCTTCACAATCTTTTTTGTTAATAACTTTGAGCATATAATCTTTTTTACTCATAGCACTTACCATAATACTTTCTTTTCTTTGTAATATAAATCTAAAATCATTTCAGCATAGTGTATTACTTTTTCTATATCTTTTCTACCCTCTCCTTTTGTGCGATGTCTCGTTACATACTTTACAATATTACCTTCACAAAAACTTAAATTATTTTTTTCTATGTACTCTATTGGTTGTATCTCACATTCTTTGTAATGATTTCCACCTACTTGTTTTTCTAGTGATGATTCTTTCAATTCTTTTTCCTCTCTTAATTTTCTAACTATATACTGATCTCTTGATTCATTTTTAATATTCATTTAATTCTTTCTATAAAAAAGAGTTTAACTTTTTTCTTATACTTGAATTATCTTTTACAGTCACAGCTTTAATTGCAAAAGTTCTCACTGTCTTAGGATCAACACCTGCTAGTTCACAGGTATAAACAAAGTTCTCACATGTTACACCAACAGAGGCAAAGACCCAAGCATTAGCTTGATCTCTTAGCAAAGATGTTTCTACAGTTTCATTATCTACTTTAGGTTTAGATAAGTCAAGTAGTGCTCTTAGAATAATCGCTAAGTTTAAACTTCTATCAGGATTCTTTCCTGTTAAATCATACAGTGATTCGTTTTCTTCTAAATCATTTTCCATTTGGTGGTTCTTGTACTGGCCTATAAAATTTACCTCCTACATAATTATTGTAGAAGGCTGGTTCATTTGTTCCCTCTAATTTTGAAGTTAATACATGATTTATTATTTGATAATAACACTCATAATATTTTAAACTTCTTTTATTTTTACACTCACAAATAATCTCAAACTTAAATGCACGTTTACCTAATTTTTTTATATCTTCATTAAGATATTTACTAGAGCCTGTATAAATTCTCCAGTTAGATTCTACCTTTTTTTTATTACGAGTTACGTAATATTGTTTACAGCCTATATAAGACTTATTAGTTTTCTTATTAGTTATTTGATAGACAAAACCAAAATGAACATGTGGTTCTGGTTTTTTATGATACTTCCAATGCATGCACTTCTTCTACATCTGGTTCTCTCACAACCTGTGTTAAAAATTTATTACCCTTTGCATACTTAAATACACGTAGTCCTTTACCTTGGTTAGAATCTGCCCAACATGTTTGCTTATAACTACAATAGACACAACCAACAGCCAAGCTACGATTACCAGACTTGCCATCAGGTATATCAGAGTAACATTTATCAGGCAAGCTATCTTTACTAACAATATTTTTAAGATGTTTGACCCTTGCTTCTGCATTAATCATATCCATCTGATGTAGTTTAGATAAACATATCTCTCCAGTAGATTTATTTATTGCAAGAAATGCAGCAGTATCTATACCATTTGCTTGAGCGTAAGCAGATATTTGAGCGACATATCCAAATGGATCGTCTTCCACTAGATTATTTTTTCTAAACTTTTCAAATCCAAAACCACTAGCTGACTTACAGTCAACAAGAACACCATCAATAACAGAGTCTTGATGTCCAGCTACACCATCAACATGAACTTCTTTTTGTTGATCTTTAACATCATGTCCTGCAATAGTAGAAAATAAAAGTAAAAGTTCTTCTAGAATATAACCATATAAAAACTTTATTCTAGTAGATGGTTTAAGTTGTTCTTCTTCAAGAGGACTATTAACATCTAACCAAATCTTTCTATCTGGTTTACCTATTGCAGAAAGTCTTAAACCTGTTCTATCTTTAGGAACTTCATATAGAAAATCTTTTATATGTACCTTTAGCATTTCACCAAAAGTATCTATGTGTTTATCTACTTCTTCTTCATCCATATCTATAGGATCAAGATTAAATAAATTATATATATCTTCTACAAGAGTATCAATAGTTTTCATGGTAAAACAGGGGGAGCAATGCAGAGAGGAAACATCACTCCCCCCACTCCTTAGTTAGAAGGGAACTGAGGCTGACTCTTGTACATATCCACCGTCAACAGGGGCAAAGTCTTCCTTGCTATCTGCATATTCAATAAAATCAACAACCTGAACAGCAGCAAGGTCAGCAGATACACCAGACTTACCAGCATAATTCCATTCATAAGGAACTGCTTTTACATTAACAAGACTGCCATTGGCAATCAACTTATCATCCCACAGATTATTCTGTGAGTCTTTAACAATAGGAGCTTTACGTTCACTCCCATCTTTTCTCATTACCTTTCGTTTAATGGTTACATAATCACCACGATCATCGCCTTTGTTTGTTATTTTAAGATTAGCTCCTTCAATAACAGAACGATTATTATCATCAACCTCAATTTGTATTGACCATACTGGATCAAACTTTTTATTAGGTTCAATGATTGATGCGTAGTGACATTTTCCTGTAATGTAAATTGGATCATTCATGATCTTTATTTTCTCCATTTAAGTTGCGCTGGACTATTCCAGCCTTGATTGTCTAGTAACTTTTACATAATAACATAGTATTATTTTGTTGTCAAGTACTTTAATGTGTTTCTGCCCAATTATTTCCAACTTTATAATCAGAATCTAAATCACATTTAAAGTTAAATATCTTTTGTGTTTGATACATTGCCTCCTTTGTTAGTTTACAAAACCTTTGTACGTCTGGCTTGGCTACTTCAAATTGGTATTCATCATGAACAGATGCTACCAACTTAGCATCAATACCAGATCTTCTAACCTTTTCATTTATCTGCACAAGCCATTGCTTACAAACTATAGCACCTGCACCTTGAAGTAAAGTGTTTAATGCTGCATGTTCTGATCTAATCTGTAGTCTTCTACCATCAAGACCTTTAATAGTACCAGCTTGAGCAGCCTCTGATACATTTGATCTAAGTCTTTTCAAAGCTGGCATGTTAGATAAGAACTTAGATATTAATCTCTGTCCTGTAGAAGCAGAGCCGCCAACAACTTTACCTATTTTAGCTGGACCTGCACCATAAAGAAAAGCATAGATAAAAGTCTTAGCTTGATCTCTAGTTTTTAGTCCTGCTGCTTTTTGATTAGCAGTATGCACATCACCAGTTAATACTTCTTCTGTAAAATTAGTATCATTCATGTAGTGTGCAAGACATCTAAGTTCAAGACCACTAGCGTCAGTGCCTACAAGTTTATGTGTGTTGCTGTCAGACACACCCCATAGTGCTCTACATTCTTTTCCATAAGGACTGTAGACTGCTGGCACTTGTGCCATGTTAGGACTGTGGTGAGCCATACGGCCAGTGATAGTTTTAAGAGTAAGAACACTACCATGAACACGTAAATCATTACTACATTCTTTTATCCAAGACTTCAAAAGACCAGTTCTTTTTTGTAGTAAAAAATATCTACTAAACATTTCAGCTTCTGGCATTTTAATTTTAGATAATACAGCTTCATTAACCACAACATTACCTTTCTCTGTGTAAACAGAGGGACTCCATCCACGATCTATTAAACGATCTGCTATTTGTTTACGAGAAGCAATGTTAAATGGTATCTCTTTTGTCTTAGTTTTTAGTTCAACAATAGTAGGTTCAAACATCTCCAATGATTGTTTCTCTAGTTCATGTTGCTCATCTTCTAATTTAGCTAAGAGTAATTGTCCTTCTCTTATATTAAATGCAAACCCATTACGTTCTTGTTGATCAATAATAACTCGTATATTTCTTTCTAACTCGTAAGACTTCTTAGAAAACTCTACACTTTCTTTCTCTAATTCTTGTGCTACTTTTCTAGTTAGTGATACGTCTTGTTTACAATAGTCTAACATCTCAAGAGTAAATTCATCAAAATTATCATAATCAATCTTATGACTATTTAATTTATTACCCCATGCTTTTAAACTGTGACCACCTTCTCTAATAGGATTAAATAGTTGAGACTCTAGTAAAGTATCACGTACCTGTGATGAAGATATTTTAGATCCTGTTAATCTATTTAATACAGGTGCATCAAAACTAAGACCATTGTGCATTATAAATGTGTCTATCTTTTTTGACCACTCTCCAAACTCTTTACATTGATCTCCTATCCACTCACGCATCTCTCCTGTATGATAGTGTTGTGCAACTATACAATGTATACGACTAGCATCTAAGCTATCTGTTTCTATATCTACTACGGCTGTAGTCATGGTATGTCTACGAGAGTTGCCTCCTGTACTGGTATATGAAAAAAACTCTCGCCCTCTCTTACGTATCTATTGGATATTTCTTTAACATCACAATGTAATAATATTTCTGCTTGTATGTACCAAGCTTTCTTACAATCATTTCTAAATACTAGAAATGAAAATAGAGAATCTGGATAAAGCTCTTGCCATTTTTTAACTAATCTATTTTTTCTATGAGGTATACGTATCTCCTCCCAACTCTCGTTCCAATCTCCTTTCCAACTGTACTTAACCTCTACTTCAAATAAATGATGTGGTTTATTATCTATACTACAAACTATATCAAAGTCTTTTGTTTCTTCAGTTGTAATTTGTGGGTAGTTCATAGGTTTAATAAATCTAAGTGCTGCTTCCTTTGCTGCTTTATCGGAAGCTTCATACATACTTCTATCAAAACTTTTTCTTTTACCTTGATATTGTTTAGTCATCTTCATTATCCATTAATGGGTTATCAATCTGTGACATTCTACCAGAGTCTTTATCATAATGCAAGTGACAAGCTACACCAGTGTCACCAGTATATCTATTCTTTAGAATACGTATGGTAGTGGTGTTAGCTTCTACATCATCGTCTGCTTGTTGGTTACGCTCTAGTGCGATCACTGCATCAGATAAGTGAGCAATAGAAGCAGAGCCACGTAGATGTGAAAGCGATACCTCACGCCCATCCTCATGACCACGATCACCTGATGGTCTACGTAGATGACTGACAAGCAATAGAGCTATGCCTGTTTCCTCTACAAGAGATCGTAGCTTAGTCATAAGAATATCTATAGACTTACGTTCATCACCATTATCTTCTTGACCTGATACAAGAATAGATAAGTGATCTAAGAATACCCATTTACATTCAAGAGCTTTGGCCATGTACCTTACACGATCTAGTATCTCATCGTTCTCAATAGAACCAAAATGATCAAAGGCAAAGAACCTACCAGATCCAATAGTTTTATTTTGCCAATTACTTAACTGCTCTTGTGTATACTGATCACGTATCTCTTTTATGTACAGTCTAGCATTAGCTTCAACACTCATAATATTAAATGCGGTATTGCGAGTGTTCTCTTCAAGAGCTAACACACCAATGTTATCCTGTGTGTTAGACATAATATGATGCATAAGCTCTCGCATGATACTGGACTTACCCATACCTGCACCAGAGGTGAATGTAATTAATTCACCAGTACGCATACCATATGTCTTTTCATTCATCTTAGACCAAGGATAGAGACAAGTCTCATTTACCTTTTCATCATAAAGAGATGCACCAAGATCAGCTAGATTAATTATACCTACTGGTGTGTATGTTCTGGCATTCCACCATGTATTAACAAACTTCTCACGTTGCCCTGTTTTTAGATACTCATTAGCATCTTTCAGATCAAGACTCATAATCTTACATTTATTAGGTTCAAATAACTTAGCTACTTTTTGTTCTGCTTCTCTGCCCTGCTTGTCATTGTCAAAGCATAGAACAATCTGATCAAACTTATTTAAGTAATCCAGAGCTTGTTGACAGTTCTTCAATGCAGATGTCGCACCATTCTTGATAGATACGACAGGCCATTTAGAACCTAGTAACTCGTAAGCAGACATAGCATCTAACTCACCTTCGCACACAGTAATGTATTTACCACCTTGATTAAACTTATTCTGCCCAAACAAAACTGCACCAGACATGTTACCTTCAGAATAAAACTTTTTACTCTGTGTCTGTCTAAATTTTGTGGCTATGTGATTGTTATCTTTGTCGTAGTATTTATATTGGTGATCAGTAATCATAGATCCTTGCATAGAAACAGTAACACCATACTCTCTGCAAGTTTTCTCACTGATTTTTCTGTCAGCTATCGCTGAAAAGTTAAAAGATTTATTTTTATTAAGTTGATACGATTTCTGTTGTTGTATCATGTTGCCCTCTGATTTATAGTTTGGTGGGAAGTATGTCTCGCAACTGTAACAAAAATGATGGCCGTCATCATATTCTACATTAGCATCACTTGAATCACATTTAAAGCAAGGCTTGCGGCTAATAGCACGAGAGTTATCTTTATCATATTCTTTTAATCCTGTATACATTATTTACCCCTAGATATTTAAGTAGTCCTGCTCTATTATCTATCTCCTCTTTAGCTTGTTTTTTAGTTTTAAAATTTAAAGATAGTAATTTACTATTAATAGATAATTTCCACATAACTATTCAAACAGATCATCGCTTAATAAATAATTTACTATATCTTCTTTATCTTCCATAACTTCATCAACCTCTTTTTTAGCAAGACGTTTAGCATCTTTAAGAGAGTAACCTTCTTCTTCATACTGTCTTGTAAGATCTCTAAAGATGTCATTTCTTTCTTTATCCCAAATATTTTTAACCATCTAAAAATTCCTCTGCATATTCTTTTCTATCATATGAGTTGGTGGGATCGTAACCATGTTCCTTCATGTCAATCCAAGTTTCTTTGTTTATACCTAAAGAGTTTCTTAAACTTTCTTCTTTCTTTATTCTGTAGTAATCAAAATCATAAATTTTTGTCATGTACTTCAACCCATTTATTCCTATTATCTTTTTCATACTGAGATAGTCTTTTACGCAAATCTCTAATCTCTTCATCTCTTTTTTTTATTATATCTTTTAGTTGTTTAATATGTTTATGTTCTATCATTTTAATACTGTACTGTCAACATAGAATATATGTGTGCCTATCATACCAAGCATTTGAAAGTTAGGACTCATGCTCCAATTAGGTGATACATAATTTGCATGGTAGTGAGTAGCACCCATTGTGGGTTCTACATAAACACCATTCATGGCAAGAGTGGCAGCATCTACTGCTTTCTTATATGCTTTTGTATTGTGTATTCTTTCTGGTTTACCATCACACCAGTAAGAGAAGTGGCATTTATTTCTTACAGGTCTACCATTAATATATCTACCTTGATGGACAACTTCACATATTGTATTAGGATAACTAGGGCTTCTAACTCTTTCTATAACTACGTTAGCCACTGCTAACTGTGCCACAAAACTTTCTGATCTTGATTCAAAATATATTGCCTCTGAAAGACAAGATAAATCATCTGCTTTAGGTTTACTAGTTATTAGAACAATCATTAATGTACTAATAAGTAATCCTAATACTACTTGATAATTAATTTTCATTGTAACCTCTCTATAGCTACATTATTTAGAAATCTACCATTAACAAATGGTACTCCTTCATCTAATAAATATGCTGCGGCTTCTTCATAAGAATTAAAACTACATATAGTTTCATCTTCCTCAGATATGAGCACATCAAAATCTCTTAGATGTGTAACAATTCTATTTTCATATTGAGTAATTATAAACTTAGTCATAATATTCACTCAATAAAACGAGAGTTGGTACGATAATCATTTACGTTTTCATTAGGCCATTGATATTTAAAATCTTCAGGCCAAAATTCAGCAACCAAATACTTCTCGGCTTCTTCATCGTCTTCATCCATATCTATACCACTGTATATATCTACAGGACTACACTCTTTATCAGCTTTAAGATCTACAACATTTACAAAATATTGGTCATATTTTTCCGCTTCATCACCATACACTATCTCCAACATCTTTTCTACTGCATCTTTGTGACTTTTAGCACCACTAATCTCAAAAGTAACTGCGTAGTCACCATCATCGTATGTGCTACTTGGTATACCAATGTATTTATAATATCCTTCTTTATTTGTCATTTTAATTTCCCTCATCTAAGTAACAATTAAACGTGTGTATAACTTCAGCAAGATTATCTTTATCTTTTATTTTTATATCACCATTTAGATATAACATCTGAAGAACTTCTAGTGCTTCTTCTACAGCTTCACGCATTGAGAGTGTCATTAATATACTCCTCGTATCCAGACCAAAACATATCTACTTGGTACTCTATCCAACCATTTAAATCATCATAATTTATAAGATCTAGTGAACAACCAAAAGCAGGATAATTTACATACTCATCAAGAGCACTCAAAACTATTGGGTCAGAGTCCTTATCTCTAAGATAATTATCTATTTGTTTTCTGTTTTTAAATGTAGGAATCTTCATCATGAACCTCTATTATATCATAAAAAAGTGGAAAGTAAAAACTTAAATTAATAAGTCTTTACCTTCCATAGTTTACTGCATTATGCAGCTTCAGCGACAAACTCTTTCCAAGTATCAGAACGTAACCAGTTAGTTACTTTCTCTTGACGTTTGTAAAGTGTACCCTGATCTCCAGTACGAGTCAAGTTAAATGCACCTGTACCATGAGAGGCATAGTGTGTCATGGCAGACATTACAGCAAAAGCATTATCACCACGAGTATATCTCTCAACATTGTACTGATTAGATAGTTTCTCTGAAAGTGTACCAGACCTTAATCTATCTTTAACTTTAGTAAGAGTATTAAACAAGTTCACAACTTGTTCATGCTTTACTTTCTTATCTGCTAGTCTCTGATAACCATCAACAATTTCTTTATGATTATTCATAGTAACTTCAAAAGCATTTATAAAACCATCTGTATTAAAGTTACGGCTGTGCCTCTTACGAGTTACATCATACTTACCTGTGACTGTACCATTGGTGCAGAAGAAATCTATTAGACCAGACCACATGACTACTGATCCCTTACCATCAAAACTATTTTTCATGACAAAACGTAGACCAAACTCAGTCTTATGTCCTACGTCAGTTTCAATACCATGTTTAATTTTAGGAAAGATGTATTCAGAATAACATTCTCTACCATTTTTAAGTATAGTATCTTTAATCTGTACATCTTCTAATACAATAGGATCAAAGTAATTTATCATCTGTTCTTGTAGTGGTTCTAATATTTCTATGTTCTGTACTACATGGTATTTTTTATTTACTACAGATATATAATTACGTTTACGTGATACATCGTGATCATCTTGTAAGTCTAGAGGATCTTCATATTCTTCTTCTGGACCACGCCACAACATCTTCATGTCTGGTGCATATAATCCATTCATGCCATGTACATTTTGCTCATGTACAGAAAACATAATATCTCTATTCATATCAAGTAATTGTTGCATTTTATTACCCTCTCAATGCAGTTTGTAAACGGTTTATAGAAACTTCATCTTCATTTTTAAATTGTCTAGGCTTTCTAGATGGATAGTCATAAGAGTAATTATTTTTCTTACACTTACCTGCTCTCCACTTAATACCTAGTGCCGCACATTTAGATAAATTACCTAGTGTTTCTGATCTAAATCTTTTATTTATTATCTTTGCCACTTGTGTAGCAGTTAAACCTTCATCAAATAATAATAACACATCTTGTCTTAAAGATGAAGAGTGTTTAAATAGTCGTGCCATTTTCCTCTCTCCTTTGTATGATACTCATGACAGTCCAAGGTTCATATAGACCAGAATTATCTATCTTTTTTAATGATTCTATTACTGATTCTGTAACAGATTTCCAGTCATCTACTTTTATAGTATGTGTTTGACCATTATCAAATGTTACCTCAAAGGTTTTCATTTATTATCTCCTTTATTCTATGCTCTAATGTGTTTATAGTAGTGTGTATATGCCCCTGACCTCCAATCTTGGGATCAATTTTATTTTTTAATATCTCTACTTCTTTTTGTAAACTTTGAAGATGATTGTACATAGCTGTATCTAATTGCATTAGACTATCACCTCTACTTCTTCTTCTGAAATATAGTCACGAAGAGATTTCTTAGGATCGTTAGTAAATAATTCTATATCTGTTGTGGTTGAATGTCCACTATAATCTTCACTTGTTATTGATACAGTGATACATCTTCCCCAGTTATGTAGGGACTCTGAAATTTTAATATTTTCTGTGCCGTGTACTGTTAACTTTGTCATTTTTTATCTCCTTCTGTTAGACAATTATAAATAATTGGTATCATGTACTCTAATTTTTTTAATCTCTCTTCTAGTTCTGCAATCTTAGCAGAAGTATACACCTCTTTAGAACTCTTTGTCAATCTTCAACTCCTGTACTTCTATGTTGAAATTTTCTGACTCAACAATCTTTCCTACATTTTTAGGTTTATAATTATCAGATATTAAAGGTTTTGTAAAATCTATTTTAATCTTATTAATTATTTCTTGTGCTTCATCTTCATCTTTTGCAGTGACATATATTCTGTATTGAGTATTACATCTAACGTATACTTTATATTTAACCATTTTATTTCTCCTAACTAGCAACAATGTTTACTGCTTCTGGAAAATCATCCAATACATCTAGAGGATCTTCGTATTCTTCCTCTACTGCTCTCCATCCACTATCACATTCATAACAGTCTACTATTGGAACAGACGGATCATTGCCATTACCTAGTGCTACTTCACCTTGTCCATCACAAGTCTCACAAGGTATTTTAAAATTACATATTGGCATATCTAATCCCTTTCTTCTTCTTCTTGTAATAGAAGTATTTCTGCTTGCACATCAGCTTCATACACAGGCATACCATTTTGTACAAGCTCTGTCCATATCTCATTATATCTATCTTCTCTTGATGCTTCTACTTGTGAAGGTCTACTCATTTTAAAGTCTCCTCTACAGTTTTTACTTCTACCCTTGCTTTTGTCTCTAGCCACACTACAGCCCCACAAGGTAGTGGCTTGTCTGGACTATATACTATTGTACATACTGTTTTGCCATTTTCATCCTTAATAACAACCTCGTGACCATAGATATTAGAATTGTATGTTTTACAAGTAATAACAGGGTTACGCTCTCCAGTTTTCGCATTACGTTTAATGATGTGCTGATTAATGTGGATTATTTTTTTCATGTCGCTCCTCCTTATCTTATGCTGTAGCAAAATGCTTTTTACCTGCACC